TCGCAAATCATTACACGGTGTCTAGCCGCTACAAACTAATGTATTAAAATAGTGCGATAGGATCTTTAGTTGAGTTCCATGAAAGAATCAGAGTCGAACTTACGTTCTATTCTTTTTCCTATTGACTTCTCAGCCAACTTCCATGAAGAAAATACTTGATCAGGTTCCACAGTCTTCTCAGACAGGGTTCCCTGGTATGGTAAAGATACATCCTCGCTATTCGCTTGGAGCATCTGAATTAACAAACTGCGTTCTACATCTGGATGCAAGTCCACTCTTAGACCTAGGTCTTCGAGCTTGTCTCTTATCTTTTTGTAGTCTAATGTTAACTGGTCGTTAACAAAAGAGCATACAGTCTTAACGTGTGGATTGCCAGAAAAGGCATATTCCATAAGCGTAGACCTTAAGTCAAACACTTTAGGTATTGTTTCTCGTTCAACAGCATCAAACTTAGTTAGCCTCTCTATTACCGAGAGACCATTTGGGTTTATGCCAGCTCCACCATAGGAGATGGGCAATGCTGCCAAATTCGTCGCAAAATCTTGATATTTTTTGGGTACGCTACTAAGTAGCGCAAGTGAGCCGTTCACCCTGGCGTAGTTTATGAAACTATCAACAGCTAAGAATTTGTTATCATTCTTAGGGCTTTTCACTGAATTAATTACACCGTAAGGTGCGATCAGTTTCCCCGCGAACTCTGTGAAGAGATCGCTATCAAGACATTTGTCCACAGATATAGGGATACTCAAATCCTTCAATGCTTTTAGGTACAAAGAATGCACCTCATTATCACTAATGATAACGTCGTCGCCAAGTACACGGTATGTGTCCTTGACTCCTAACCTACCCTCTATGTCCAACAAGACACAGTGGTGAGCCAAAGCAAATAAATTAAATGATCCGTACATACCCATCGGCTGTCCTTTTGAATAACGAAGATTTCCATAATCTGAAGTCCATTGAGAACGACAAATCTGGGTAAACTCCGTGACTCTTGGGTAATCGAGAGATGTTAATAACGCTAGCTGATAAGCTAGTGGGAAGTTGTCGGTTGCTGACGATAAGTCAACAGCATGAACAACCTTCCCTGCCATTAATTCACGTTGGGCAAAATCCATACCCTTCTTTTGATCGAAGGTACAGTCTGCCGGTATACTCCTCAGTATACGGCTCAACGCTCTATGTAAGGGTTGCAAGGCAACTTGTACTCCTGCAATAGGCATAGCTATAACACGGGCTTTTAGACCTCTTTCTTGCAAAACTTGTATGCTACCTGAAATGATAGCTGTATGCATGGGAGCTTCCAGACATGGAAGACCCATTTGCTTAAGAATAGGGGTCCAAGGTCCTGTGACCATGGTGGACTCTATCAAAGATATAGTCCAGGGATGATATTCCTTCATCCTGTGACGCCATGGACCAAGTGTTGGTTTAGAGGTGTTTACACCTCCCCAGTTAAAAGTTTCCTGATAACCGGAGCTAAAAAGGCTAAACCACTCAGAGAGTGGTAAGTTTTCCCTTGACGAGGTAAACTTTAAATAAGCATTTTTGTCAAAATCCTCAGCTGGTTTTCCAGCGATCGCTTCCAAGAATTTCTTCTCTTGAGCGGGTGTTACACTATTACCCACCAGACTAGTATAGGTATTCAAAATACCTAAGATGGTTGCTGTATTCCGGGTGTCATCTATTCTCGTTCTTAAGAACGACCCTAGAGGACCCTTCGGAA